TGACGGCATCCACCTCGCTGTACTCCCGGCGGCTGAGAAAGAGGTAATTCTTCGCCATTTCCCAGCCGGAGATGTACTCGGTGATGATGGGATCACCGGGGCTATCCTCGATGGAAAAGGCAGTGGATTCTTCTTCCAGCCCGGCAATGCGGAATGCTGCACCGGTGGCTTCCTGCTCGTCGGCGATCAGCTGGCAGGTCTTGAGCCATGCCCGCAGGGCGGCAATGGTGGGCTTTACGGTTTCGCTCATAAGTGACCCATCCCTCCCCAGAATGTGGTGACGGCCTGTGTGGCAATGTAGGCAATGGCTTCACCGTAATCGGCCAAAGCACGCTGTCCCCAGTAAGAGCCGCGCAGCCCATTTTCACCGTGCAGACATTCGCCTTCAGGGTGAAGATAGAACTGCCTGCGTGCATAAGGCGTGTTATAGACCAGCAAGCCTTCGTCAAACTTGCTGGCTTGATTCACGCTGTTTTTCAATATGCCGGTATCGAAGGGCACGTACTGGTCGATGAGAGCGGCGGCTTTCTGCGCGGTGGCGAACTGTGCTTTCTGCAAAGCAGCGGTTTTCTCTGCGCCGAAATTTGTCTGCCAGTCCAGAGACATCTGCACACCGTCTGCCCGGAAGCGATATCCGGCAGGCTGTTCAAAAATGGGCTTGCTCACAGTCTCAGCTCCCTTCCACGTGCCAGTGGGGCAGCAGCGGCTCCCGGTCGTCCGAGACAGCCGCTGCCGTGCAGCACAGGTGCGTTTTTTCGAGTTTGGCATACTCGGCTTCGGTCAAGGCAGGCACCGCGCCCTGCACCAGCTTCCAGCCGCGTTTCAGGGTCCAGTGCTTGGTCTTTTCCGCTGCAGACAGCGCCGCCCACTGGGCATAGGGCAGGTAGCCCATGGTGCACACGCTGGCCGGGATGCGGATGTGGGTGGTGCGCTCCGGGTCCTTGGCAGTGCCGGAGCCGGAGCCGGAGGTGGAGCGGCATTCCCGCCAGCTGCAAAACGGGAACACCCAGCACACCGGCCTGTCCGTCTCGGTGGCGGTGTCGTGTATGAGGTTCACCACAGTAACAGCTGTCTGCATCACAGAATCCCCCTGTACAGCAGGCCGTGCGGGTCACTGCCCAGCGCGGTGCGGATGATCTCATAGGCTTCCTGCCGGGTGGCTGCGGTCACACTGGCATTGCTGCCAAAGGTGACGCTGTAGCCGTCGTTTGAGACGCTGGCAGCACCAGGCACAGCGCCCGCCGCAGATGCAGCGGCCAGCAGGCCGACGATCTGCCCGCAGGCATCCGCCAGCGCTTCCCGGCAGGCCTCGCACCCGGCGGCGTGGCTCTCCGCCCGGCCAAAGGTGGCGGCATCGATCATGCGGGAAGCCCGGCTGCACAGCACCCCGAAGGCGGCTTCCGGCACTGTACCGCCCGCCGCCGCATACTGGTCATAGGTGCAGTAGAGCATGGCCTTACGCCTCGATGCGCTTGATGTACAGGGTCTTGGGCTTGGACACCTTGATGCCGTACACCTTGCGCCCCTGCACAGCGGATGCGCCGATGTACTTGCCGGAGCCGCCCAGATCCTGCAGGTGCACCGGGGTCTGCCACTCCATGACGCGGTGGCACCAGTTGGGATGGCCGCAGATGAACTCGGTGGTGGTCTTTTTGGTGGCCACGCGGGTGGCGTTCTCAAAATCCATGTTGTTGGACTCGTACACCGCAAAGCCTGCGATCTGGCCCACCGCGCCGGCCTGCACCAGCTGCTGGGACAAATCGCCCTGCTTGATGAAGCGGTCGTCCTGCATGAGGATCTCCAGATACTCGGGGCTGACGATCATCCAGCGGCCGGCCTGCGGCACGCCGTTGCGGCTCAGGGTGCGCTTTGCAGCCAGAGCCTCCTTGTAGGCGGTGGAAACGGTGCAGGCGGTCTTGGTGGCGCTGATGTTGGCACCCGCTGCGCCCTGCAGCGCCTCGATGGACTTTTTGTCGATGGACAGAGCCATGGAGTAGCCTGCGCTGTCCAGACGCTCGGCGGTGATGTCGTCGGGCACGGAAGCGGCGTCGAAGCCGTCGATGATCTCGTTCACGGCCTCGTCGTTGTCGATGTCCAGATCCAGATAGGTGGTGGTGCCGGCATCGGCATCCACGCCGTTTGCCTTGTCGTAGGCCTTGACGGCAACCTCAGTGTCGCGGACAGGGATCTTGACCTTACCGGCCTTGGGGCTGCCCTCGTAGCGGTTGTTGAAGATGGTATTGTCGCGGGTGACCAGAGTCGCACGCAGCTTTGCATCCACCAGAGCGGAGTAACGCTCCTGACTTGCATGTGCCATAGAAATCTCCTTTCGTTGTTACAGGTTCAGTTCAGGGTTCAGGGATTTGAAAGCGGCTTCCACACCATCGCTGTCGTTGTCGGGCGGTGCACCGTGCGCGGCTCCGGTGGAGACCACGGCCACACCGGCTGCACCGTCCTCACCAAAGGCCCACGGATTCGCCTTGGCAGCATCGTCCAGTGCCTTTGCAATGTCGGTGCTGCGGTCGGCAGAGCCTTTCAGGGCATCCAGATCCAGCAAAGCCCGCACTGCCTTGACGCTGCGGCCCTTCTTGCTCATGATGGCGGCATTCAGGGCGTTATCGAAGGCAAAGCCCTCGGCCTGCGCCTTCATGTCGGCCTTCAGCTTGGTGACCTGCTCCTGCAGGCCTGCCACGTCCACGCCGTCAAAGGCTTTCAGGCCGTCCTGTGCGGTCTTGAGCTGGGCGTTTGCGTTGTCAAGCTGGGTCTGCAGGGCGGTGGCTGCAGACTTCTCCCGGTTGATGTCTGCGCCGTTCTCCTGCATGATCCAGTTCAGCTGTTCATCGGTGATGCCGGGGATCTTGTTCTTCACGTCTTCACGCTTCATGGTGGAAACTCCTTTCGTGTGTGAGACCTCAGTTTTTTACACTGTTCTCTGTCAGTATTCGGTCGTGGGCGGGGTACGCGCCGCCCGCCGCATGGCACCGTTTGCAGGACTCGAACCTGCCGCTTCCGGTTTTGGAGACCGGCGCTCTTCCGACATGAGCTAAAACGGCATGAAAAAAGCACTGGGCAAATTTTGCACAGTGCTTAAAAATGGGCAAAAGAAAACCACGGTGCGTGTGCATCGTGGTTTAGTTGATATTATGAATTACGGCGTGCAACAGTAGATTCTGTCGTACACTGCTTCGCCCTCACGAGAAAGAGCTGTCGGCTCGTCATTCTCGTCAAAGGTCGATGTGATGAAATCATCAAGCTCCAAAAGAAGTTCATCCAGACTTTTGCAGTTTACCGCGCTGGGAACATGCTTCTTCAAAAACTCCTTGGAATCAGGATCTAAATCTTCAAAACAAAAGGTCATTTCTGCTCACTCCTTGGATTCAGCTGAATCAGCTGTCCCGTGTCTGGGTTTATCGTGACGATCGCTTTGCCAATAAGGCGCACGCTTCGCTTTCCTCTTGAATCCGTTTTTACAGGGTTGATGCGCTCAGGATTCAAAACGGTATCACGCATGGCTTCATAGCCAACACCGCTTCGCCGGATGATTTTAAGGTCATATTTTAACTTATCGGGGTCGACCAATGTGCCGAACATACGCTCCATGAAATGGGCGGTATGTCCGGTAATAACAGTACCATCCGCAGTAGTCTTGCCAACAAGCTCGGTCTGGATGCGCTCGTGCGTACTCTTGTACAGGTCAAAACCTGCAAGCGGCGAAAGCCAGCCACTTTTTACGCTGTTGGCATATTGCATCAGCAACCGATATTCTTCGGTATTATTATACCGTGCATCATAATATTTTGCAACGGTATTCAGGCTGGTACTCTGCGCATTGATAGACTTGAGCCAGTCGGTGTGATGCGCCTGAGATTTTGCACTTGCCCTACTGGCTTCACTCCTGCCGAACTTCGGCACGCTGGTGCGGGCGCTGTCCACTCTGCCACCCGTGGCCTGTGCAAACTCTGCAAGGCTCTGGCGGGCCGCTTTCAGGCGCACAGCAGCGTCGGTGGCGTCCAGCCCGGCGGCGTCCTCGGCCAGATACCGCTTTTTCCAGCGGCGGACGTTCCGCTCCCGGGCGCGCTGCATCTGGGATATCTCGTAGGCGGTGTACTTTTTGCCGTTCCACTCGATGTTCCGGGCGTTCAGCTCCTGCAGCTGCTCCTGCGTCCATTGGGGCGGGTCGCCCAGCTCCGGGAACACCGCGAAAAAGGTGTGGCGGCAGTTCCAGCCGCAAAGGCCTGCGCCGGTGCCGTAGCCGGTGGTAGCTTCAAAATCCGGGTAGTGCCTGCCCTTGTAGTCCACCGCGCCGCCCCGGTGGAAGCGCCTGCCCTGCCACTCTGCATGAGAAGGACGCGCGCCGCCATGGGCGGTCGTTTCCACAAATTCGCAGCCCATCTCGTCCATGCGAGCCACCTGCAGCTTGCCAGTCGTCTGGTTCACACCGGTGAGCACGGCACGCCGTGCGGCCACCTCGATGCTGTCCTTATGCCCGCTGGGATAGGTGACCATGGGCATGTCGTCTGCAAGGCTGTCCACAGCCTGTTTGACGGCGGTTTTGTAGTCAAAGGCGCCGGTGCTCACCTTGAGCCATGCGGCGTCCAGCGTGCGCTCAAAGGCCCCTGTGACGGTGTTTGCCGTGGTGGCGGTCAGGTTCTGCCATGTGCCGCAAGTCTGCCGCACGCCGGCATCCAGCAGGTTGTTCAGGGAGGCGTTCTCTTCAAAAGGGGGCGGCTCCATGTCGTAGTGGTAATAGATCGCATCCTCCCGCTCCATGGCTTCGGTGGCGGCCTGCAAAAGCAGCTTGCGGATGGCCGTTTCGCTCTTGCCGGTGTACTTCGCCAGCAGCTTCACCACGTCGTTGCGCAGCGCCTCGGTCTGCTGGTAGCGCCACAGCTGCCAGTTTGCGGTGGGGGTCACGGCGTCCATCTTGCCGATGCGCCGGGCAACGTCCTGTAAGATCTCGTCCTCGACCTGCTGCCAGAGCTGCACAAAGGCGTCCGGCATCCGGTCAAGATAGCTCGGCGGCAGCATCAGGCACCCCCGAAGGTGATCTGCTCTTCGGACTTGCTGTCTGCCTTGGCTTCTGCTGTCCACTGGTGAGCTTCCTCCTCGCTCAGGCTGTACCGGGCGGAGAGGTACCGGCAGCGGGGCACGAGGCCTGCCAGAGCGTCCTCCCGCAGCTGGCTGGTGCGCTCGGCCTCGCTGACGATGTAACTGTCGTCCCAGTTGACGGAAATGCTGGTCTCCGGGTCTACCGGCGCGCCCAGCAGGTTCTTCGCCGCCCACAGCATGGCACGCAGGATGCCGATCAGTGCCGTCTCGATGGGGATCTGGTTCTTGTTGGCGTTCTGCACCAGATCCTGACGGCTGCCGGTGTACTCGGTGGCAGTGGTCACGGTGCCCTGATCGAACTTATAGCGGTGGCAGCCCAGTTTGCACTTGAAGCTCATCATGTCCAGCGCGTCCTGCACCGCCTGATGGTTGGAAGCGGTGCGCAGGTCGGGGTTATACTCCCGCCATGCAGCGGGCTGGTCGATGCCGCCTTCCGGCGTGGGCAGCTCGTAGAAGATCTGCCGGTGGACGGCATCCGGCGGCACGGCGTGCTCGGTGCCTTCCTTGTCCACCCACTTGCGGCACAGGGAGCGGTCATAGAAGATCTTCTTGCCGCCGAGGCGGATGTCCTGCCGGTAGTTGTCGAAGGCGTAATCCACCATCTGCGCGGCGTCCAGCGCTTCGGAAAAGATGCTCATGCCCAGCCCCATGCCGCCGTCGATGTTCTTGGCAGCCGCCGGGCTGAACAGGCTGAACCATGCCGGTGCGCCGGTGACCGTGATGCTTTTCACCGTGCCCGGCAGGGTCTTGTCCTCGGTGAGCTTGGAGAACTTCGGTGTGCCGGAAACATCGTCCATCACCTCAAACCATTCGTTGGTGATGGTGCGCTTTCCGTCCCTGACCGTGTGGGTCTGCAGGTATACGGCAGGCTTGCCGCTCATCATGCACTCGGACACAAAGGCTGCTTCGGTCACAACGCCGCGCTCCACGCTGATGGGCAGGATGCAGCAGGCGGAGTCGTAGTCCAGCCGGATGCTCCCCTGCGGCGAAGGCAGAGCGTTGCCGGAGGCATCCACCGTCAGGTTCTCCACGCTCATCACAAAAGCGCCGGTGCCCGACCAGTAGGCCTGCTCAACAAGCTGGTTTGCGTTCTCCCAGAAATGCAGCTGCCGCAGCAGGCCGCCGGTCTGCTGTTCATCGCTGCCCAGCAAATAGGCAGAGGTGGATGCATCGCCGATCTGGAGAGTGGTCTTGTCGTTGAGCAGCAGGTTTGCCCAGTCCTCGCAGACGTGCTTCGGCATCCGCAGGGAAGCCAGACGCCGCGAAATGACGCTGCCGTCCGGTGCGTCCTCTTTCTGGTCGTGGATGTCTGGCACGTCGCCCTTCCACCACTGCCGCCAGACTTCGATGTTGCCGTAGTAGTCCGCATCGAGGTGAAGATGCTTTGTTTTGTTCAGGTATTCAATAAAAGCGGCAACGTTCATCTTGCAGTCAGTCTCCTGTAATCGCGTTCAATGGTGTACTCGAAGGCATCCAATGTATCAATGTCGGTTGTGCCGTCGTCCAGACGTTCATCCACGCCGGGGTGCTTCTGGCTCCACAGGGCGGCGGCAAGGGCATCCCGCAAGGTGGCAGCTTCCGGCAGATACCAAAAGCGCCCGCCACCCATGAGAATGGATGTCAGGCGGATGCGGTCGATGATCTGGATCTTGGCACTGTTCTGCACCCGGTCGGCCAGCCAGGAAAGCGGGCAGGCACGCAGCCGGGTGCGGATGTGGTTGATCAGCGTCTGTTCGGCGCTGTCGCAGAAAATATAGTGGATCTCGCCGTACCGCGCGAACACGGCGGTGCAGAAATCGATGAGCTGCGCGGCGAGGTAGTCAGCGTCCTGATCCTTCGGGTCGATGCGGGCGGATGCAAGCCCCACGACCCCCGCGTAGTAGGACAGGATGCCGGTGGCCACGAATGCGTGCCGGGAGCCGTTGCCGCCGAAGTCCACCCCGATGTGGATGCGCCACGGGCGGCAGGGCTTGTCCGCAGGCCAGAGGAAACGCCCATCCCCGGCGGCAATGCTGTCCGCAAAGGGCCGGTAGATGATGCCGCCCGCTGCAGCCCACTGGCCGAGGATGAAGCGGTTATAGTAGACCGTGCCCGCGTACTCCTTTTTCAGCTGAGCCACGAACTCCGGCGGCAGAGTGGGGTTGTCGTCGATGGTGTAGGCCTGACAGTAGATGTCCGCGTCGCTGTCCAGAAACTGCTTGAACCAGTGCTGTGGGTTATCCGGGTTGCAGGTGCCGTCAAAATGGCTGTGCGGACAGGACAGACGGCTTTTCAGCATCTGAAATACACCTTCGTCCCATGTGGTGATCTCGTCCCCATAGGCGTACTCGAAGGCTGCACCCTGAATGCGGGCAATGTGCTTTTTGTTGTCGGCACCCAGCACGTACACCTTGCGGCCGAACAGCTGCACGAT